ACTGCGATGAAGGCCAAGGACAAGCCCCGCACCGGCCTGAAGATCGCGCCCGGTTCCACTGCTGCATCAGCCGGCACCGGCCTGAACATCGGGGTGTGACATGGGTTGCGAACGCGAGTACCGGCAGCTGGAAGGCGACAGGAACAACTACCTGGAGCGGGCACGCACCGCTGCCCGGTACACCCTGCCGTACCTGATCCCGCTCAGCGACAGCTACACCCCGGGGCAGAACCAGCAGTGGGGGCTGCCCTGGAATGGCCTTGGCGCTCGCGGCGTTCACAACATCACCAGCCGGTTGACGTTGGCGTTGCTGCCGCCAACGGAGGCGTTTTTCCGGTTCACGATTGACGAGATCGAGCTGGCCACCCAAGAGCAGGAAGCCCTGGCGGCCGGCGCCACACCCGAGGATCTGGCCAAGGGCAAGAGCACGTTTGATCTGGGCCTGGCCAAGCTCGAACGCGCCGTGCTGCGCAGCATCGAAACCAGCAACGACCGGGTGGCGGTCCACGAAATGTTGATGCACCTGATCGTGGGCGGCAATGCGCTGCTCTACGTCAGCGAGAAGGGTCTGCGGTGTTTCCACCTGGACCGCTATGTGCTGCGGCGCGATCCGATGGGCAACCCCCTGCAGGCGATCGTGTGCGAGGAGCTCAGCGTTGAGAACCTCCCGCCGCGGGTGAAGGCTGTTCTCGATGAGGAGGATGGCGACAGGATCGCCGGCATCGACGACGAGAACGGTGATGACGACGCCTCCGAATACGACCGGACGGTGAAGCTGTTCACCTGCGTCGAATGGGAGGACAACACAGTTACGTGGTATCAGGAGGTGAAGGGCCGGAAGATCCCCGGCACCACGGGAACCGCCAAGGTCAGCGAGTCACCCTGGCTGCCGCTGCGGATGTACCGCATCGACGGGCACCACTACTCGCCGGGCTACATCGAGGCGGCATGTCTGGCTGATCTGCAGACCGCTGAAGCGCTGAGCCAGGCCATCGCCGAGGGCTCGTTGGTCAGCGCCCAGGTGAAACATCTGGTGAAGCCCAGTGGCGTCGCCAACCCGAAGAAGCTGGCCGAGAGCGCCAATGGCGCCTACCTGCCCGGCAACCCGGATGACGTGTTCACCATCCAGGTCAACAAGGCCTCGGATCTGCGGGTGGCGATGGAGGGCTTGGCCAGGGTGGAGGCCCGACTGGGGCAGGCGTTCATGCTGGCCGACGTGCGCGACAGCGAGCGCACCACAGCCGAAGAGGTGCGCCTTCATGCACTGCAGATCGAGAACAGCCTCGGCTCGATCTACAGCATCCTCACCACGGAGTTCCAGCAGCCCTATGTGGCGCGGAAGCTGGCGCTGCTGATGCGTGCAGGGAAGCTGCCGAAGCTGCCCGACATGGTGAAGCCCGTGGTCAGTGTTGGCCTGGCAGCCGTGGGCCGCGGCAACGATCTGGAGAAGACCGCGAGGTTCATGCAGATCCTGCAGCAGTCGATTGGCCCAGAAGGGATCGCCACCTACGTGATGCCGGCTGAACTGATCCGCCGCCTGGCGGCCTCAATGGGCATGGACATCATCGGGCTGGTCAAGACCGATGAGCAGATGGCGGCCGAGCAGCAGCAACAGCAGCAGATGGCCATGGCGCAGCAGGCGATGCAAGGCGGCATGGCAGACCCACAGAAGCTGGCGAACGCCGCGGCCATCAGCCAGGAGATGGCCGCGCCGCCGCCGGCTGATGCACCACCTGAACAACAACCAACCCCATGACTGCAACACCCACCGAACAGCTGGATCCCCGCGCCATGGTCGCCCCCGGCCAGGAGGCGGTGCTGGATGAGTTCTTCGCTGAACTGGACCAGCAGAACGCTGCGATCCAGGCTGCCGAACAGGACGCACCAGCACCCGAGCCGGCATTGCTGGCTGGCAAGTTCAAGAACGCCGAGGAGCTGGAGCGCGGCTACAAGGAACTGGAGCGCAAGCTGGGGGCCAAGGCCGAGGCACCCGAGCCAGCGGAAGCAGCGCCCGAACCGCTCACCCGCGAGCAGGCTTCCGAGCGCTATGGCGAGTTCATCGCCAGCGCTGCCGAGGAAGAAGGCCTCGATCTGAGCGCATGGGATGCCGCCGTGCGGAAGGGCGAGGACACCGCGGATTTGCGGGAGAAGCTGGCGGCACGCACCAACATCCCGGTGCAGCTGATCGAGCAGTACGAAGCAGCGTTCCGCCCCCAGGCGCAGCCGGCTGATACCGGCGCAGCGCAGCAGGGCTTCAGCGATGCGGACGTGAGCGAGCTCAAGACGCTGGTGGGCGGCGAGCAGGAGTTTGCGCGACTCAGCCAGTGGGCGGCAACGAACATGGGCGCCGACGAGCTGGCGGATTACAACGCCGCGGTGGACAGCGGCAACAAGGCCGCGGTGCGATTGGCGCTGCGGGCGATGCAGGCCCGGGCCACCACGGTGCAACAGCAGGGCGAACCGGAACTGATCGGCGGCGGTCGCCCGGCCCAGGTGGATGTGTTCGCCAGCCAGCAGGAAGCCCTGGCGGCTTACCGGAAGACCGACAGCAGAGGCAGGCGGTTGTACGACAGCGACCAGAAGTACCGGGCGTGGTACGAGAAAACCCTTGCGCGATCAAACTATCCCACATAATGGGGGCAACAGTTTCTCTGCAGCAGTGCAGTTGAACGGGCCTCCTTCGGGAGATACCCCGACTCGGCGATCTGTGAGGCAGGAGCTGACAATCACTTAAACCAGTGACCAGTCTCACCAACCTCGACCGTCTTGGTCAGATCAAGCAGACAGGGGATGTCAATGCCCTGTTCCTGAAGCTCGGCATGACCGAGATTCTTGACGCCTTCGACCGCAAATGCGTGTTCAAGGGCAAGGTCAAGGAGCGCAACATCCGCGGCGGCAAGAGCGCTGCCTTCCAGGTGACCGGCCGCCACACGGCTTCGTATCACACACCTGGCACCGCGATTCTGGGCGATCCCAACGCCACCAACGCTGACCGCAACGAGTACATCATCAACCTCGATGGTCTGCTGGTTGCGTCCGAAGTGATCTATGAGCTCGACGAGCTCATGAATTACGTGGACATGCGGCAAGACCTGACCCATCAGCTCGGCCAGGCACTGGCTCGGGAGTGGGACCAGCGGGCCGCCCGCGTGATCTTTGGCGCAGCCAAGACCACAACGGAACCGCTGCTCTCCGGTGGTGGTGCGGTGGTGACCGGCTCGATTGCCACGACCACCCTGACCGTCACCGCGGTCACCAGCGGTCGCATCTACCCGGGACAGACGATCAGCGGTAGCGGCATCACCGCCGGCACCGTGATCGTCGCCCAGCTGACCCAGACCAGCGGCGATGCAATCGGTCTGCGCGGCACCTACACGGTGTCGGTGTCGCAGACGGCAGCCTCCACCACGGTGACTGCCGTTGGCGGTCCGAGCGCTGGACGCATTGGCCAGACCCAGACCCTGCCTGCCGGCTACACCACTGCCACCACCAACAGCCGTGGTGACAGCCTGATTGCTGCCATCTCGGCACTGAAGGTGCAGATGCAGGCCAAGGACGTGCCCGTTGAGGACATGATCGCCGTGGTGCCCCCTTCGGAGTATGACTGCCTTCTGGATTCAACCAGGGCGATCAACGCCGACTTCAACGGCGCCGGTGGCGGCAACGGCACCATTGCCGAAGGTCGCATCATGCGCGTCAAGGGCATCCCGGTGATGTGGTCCAACCACGTCACCCAGCCGGCGTACACCAACAACACGCTCGATCGGAACACTGCCTATCAGCAGGATCTGTCGAAGTGTCGCGGCATGGTGTTCCACAAAGACGCGATCGGTGTTCTCACCCTGAAGAACATCGGATTGCAGGTCACGCCCCAGGGAGGGGATTTCAACATCATGTACCAGGCCACGCTGATGGTTGCTCGCATGGCGATCGGCATGAGCGTGTTGCGGCCTGAGTGCGCCGGGGTCATCGAGATCCCCTAAGCTCCAACCGATCCCGATGGGTCGATGGGGAACTGCCCCCTGCCGTTTTGGCGGGGGGCTTTTTGCTGGCAGCGATAGCATGAGGACTGCACCCCTGCAGGCCAGTCGTGCCGATCTCCAACCAGGCAGTGACGCCGGGCCGCACGACCCTGCTGGAAGCGGTCAATACCCTGCTGGCCGTGATCGGCGAGCAGCCGGTCAACACGCTGGAAACCCAGCAGATCGTTGAGGCCTCGATGGCTGAGCGCACCCTGCTGGAGTTCCACAAGGAGGGGCAGGTGAACGGCTGGAGCTGGAACAGCGAACAGGCCTACGAGTTCACCAAGGACAACAACAACGAGATCGTGGTGCCGACCAATGTGGTCAGGTGGGCCGCGGATGCCTACGAGTGGGCCGGCCGGTTCCAGCTGCGCGGCCAGCGGGTGTACGACCGCGAGAAGCGCACCTATTCCCTGGGCAGTGATGTCACATCCCTCAAGGCTGATGTGGTGTTCCTCTTGTCGTGGGACGAGAGCCCTGAAGCGTTCAACCGATGGGTGACGATCCGCTCAGCGCGGGTGTTCAGCGGTCGCGTGCTGGGCGATTCCTCCTCGTTCCGGTACACGGCGGTGGATGAGCAGGCGGCGTTGACAGCGCTGCAGGCGGTTGAGATGGATCAGCTGCAGGCGAACAGCCTGACCGGCGGTCCCGGGATGAGGCCGTTCCCCACCTACTCGCCAGGTCTTGGTCTGCTGGGCCGCAACCGGGGCTACCTGCGTGGCTGATCTCGTCTCCTATTCCATCCCCAATCTGTTCCAGGGGATCAGCCAGCAACCGGATGCTCAGCGCGACCCCACGCAAGGTGAGGTGCAGATCAATGGGATGAGTTCTGCTGCGGAGGGGCTGCGCAAGCGCGAGGGCAGCAGCTGCATCGCACGGGTGAGCACCACCAGCTTTGGTGACGTGTTCTTCCATCAGATCCTGCGCGATGCCACCGAGCAGTACCTGGCGGTGATCAGCAAGACGGCCATCCGGGTGTTTGATCTGACGGGCGTCGAGCGGACGGTCACCGTCGCCAGCGGTGCGTTCAGCTATCTGTCGTCGGTGGTGAGCGCAAAGGCCGACATCCGGGCCGCCTCGATCGCCGACTACACCTTCATCAGCAACACCAAGGCCGTGCCAGCGATGGACACTGCCCTGGCGCCTGCTGTGGCCCGGCCAGCCGCGAACGAAGCGCTGGTGTGGGTAAAGGCGGCCAACTACGGCCAGAGCTACACGCTCAACATCAACAGCCAGCAGGTCACGGTGTCCACTGCTGTGGCGCCTGTGGTTGTGAGTGGCAGCACGACGACCGAGAACCGGGTCAGCACGGCAGAGATTGCTGCGCGACTTCGTGGGGCGCTGCTGGGTGGCGCACCTTCGGCCATCACCGTGCAGGGTTCGGCGACCACGCTGAACGGCACCGTCACCGGCACTGCGACGACCACCGACGAGGGCGGCAGCGGGCTGACCGTGAATGTGACCGGCAACGGCAGCGTCATCACAGCTGCGGCGATCAATGTTGCCGGATCGGGCTATCGCGCCGGTGACAGGGTGTTCGTGCAGCGCGGGCTGCTGAACGGTGGCGGGGTGACGGCTTTGAACAACGAGGGAGCCGGCAGCACGCTGAACGGCACCTTGATTAACGTGCCGACCACTGGCGGCAGCGGCAGCGGGCTGACTGTGACGATCACAGGCGATGGCGCAAAGCTGACGGCAACGGTTGTTGGCAACAACCCAGGCAGCGGCTATCGAGCGGATGGCGCCATTTCAGTAGCTCGAAACCGCTTGCAGGGTGGCCCCGTCAGCACGCTCAGCAACCAGGGCGCAACCACAACGCGCAATGCCACTGCCACCGGCCTGGCCACCACGAACAACACCGGAGGCACTGGCCTGACGCTGAATGTCACCGGCAATGGCACGGCCGTGACTGCCATCACCGTCAACGCTGCTGGCGTGCGGTATCACGTTGGCTCCAAGATTTACATTGCCAGGAATGTTCTGGACGGCAGCGGATCGGACACGACGCAGGTTCACGTTGCCACAATCACTGCGGTCACCAACTCCGACACCACGGCGATGCAGATTGCCACGGTGAAAGCCCATGTGATTGACGAAACAGCGGTTCAGGTGGCAACGGTGAGCACCGCCGCGGCCGGCCCGCTGACGGGGGTCACGATTGCTCGCAGCGGTTCGGTGCTGCATCTCACCAGCAGCAGCGCGATCACGCTTGCTGCCACCGATGCCAGGGCGAACGCGGACATCACGGCGATCACCAACAGCGTGCAGGCGTTCACCGAGCTGCCGACGATCGCACCGTCCGGCTATCAGATCGAGGTGGTAGGCGATCCGGGCAACAAGTTCGATGGCTACTACGTGAGTTTCGTTTGCCGCAGCGGCACGTTTGGTGAGGGCAGCTGGCAGGAAACGGTCAGCCCCGGCGTTGAGTACCGGATCAATCAGGGCACGATGCCGCATCTGTTGGTGCGGCTGCCAACCGGCGCGTTCTGGTTTGGCCCGGCTAATGGCGCCATCGTGAGCGGCGTTACGATCCCCACCTGGGGGCAGCGCACTGCCGGCGATTACGACACGGCACCGGATCCATCGTTCATCGGCCAGCCGATCCAGGACGTTTTCATCTACAAGAACCGGCTCGGGTTCCTGGCAGACGAGAACGTGATCCTCAGCCGGGCGCGGGACTTCTTTGAGTTCTTCCCGGAAACGGTCACGGCAATTCTGGATTCAGACCCGATCGACCTTGCGGCCAGCAACAACCGGGTGAGCGTGCTGCGGTATGCAGTGCCGTACCAGGACGAGCTCATCATCTTCTCCGATCAGATCCAGTTCCGGTTCAACGCTGCTGAAACCGTGCTGACACCCAGCACAGCGCAGATCACGGTGCTGACCAGCTACGAGATGGATCCCAACTGCCGGCCGATTCCGGTGCAGGGCACGATTGTGTTCTGCATGGCCAACGGGCAGTGGAGTCAGTTCCGCGAGTTCAGTGTGCGCGGCGCGGGCACTGCGCTGATTGCGGATGCGTCGGATCTAACGATGGCAGTGTCCAGCTACATCCCATCCGGGACATTCAAGCTGACGGCTAATGATACGGGCAATGCTTGGTTTGCTATCTCAAGCGCCAGCGGTTACCAGAAACGGATCTACGTCTACAAATACCTCTACCGCAACACCGGTGGCGGCGTGGAACGCGCCCAGTCCAGCTGGAGCCACTGGGAGCTGAGCGGGGCTGACGAGATTCTCTCGATCCTGTGCGTGGAGGAAGTGCTGTACCTGCTGGTGCGGTACGGGACGGAGGTCTGGCTGGAGTCGATGCCAGTGACTGACCGGATGACCAGTGCCAGCCCAAGCCCATCGCTGCTGCTGCTGGATCGGACGGTGACCACAACCACGGCGACGCCTGTGGCGCTGCGCGTGGCGGCCGGCACCTACAACGCTGTGCAGAACACCACCACCTGGACGCTGCCGTACACCATCCAAGCGCTGACGCAGGCATGGAGCGGCTGGAGTGCGACGGTTAACGGTGGCGTGCTGCTGGGGCAGGCAAGCAGCGGCAACACGATCACAGCATTTGGCAACTGGAGCACGGCGCCGGTGTTCTTCGGGGAGGCGTTCACCTTCCGCTATCGCTTCACGCGATTCAAGCTGTATCGGGACATCGGCGGCGGCAAGACTGCAGCCAATGTGATGAGAACGCAAGTGCGTCATGCCAAGTTGCGTTACCACGAAACCTTCTATTTCAGGGTGCAGGTGATGGCGGAACGGCGCGATGCGGCCACTTATACGTTTGATGGCACGATTCTGGGCAGCCGCAATTCGCTGATTGGCAGCTCGCTGAACCAGGCCGAGGCCGAGGCGATGCGTTACGCCGAGGGGGTGTTTCGCATCCCGATCAACAGTCGCGGCGAGAACTGCGTCGTTGAGCTGCTGAACGACACGCCACACCCCTGCAAGTTCAGTTCGTGCGAGTGGGTGGGCCTGATGACCGGCCAGGCGAGGAGCCTGCAATGAGGTGGATTGAACCAACGCCTGCAGGGGTGCAGCGCATTGCCGAGCGGATGCGTTACCAGGATCGGCTGGAAGTCCTCTACAGCCACCAGCTGACGGCAGAATTAGCCGTGCAAGAGAGCTGGCGCATGTCCTCAATCTGTCGTTGCATTGGTGCAGAAGACGGGAGCGCTGTGGGCATCTGTGGCGTCGGCGGCGACGGGGGCAGCGTGATCTGGCTGCTGGCCACCGATGAGCTGTTGGCCACTGCCGGTAATCGGCGTCAGTTTCTGCGGGAAGGCCGGCGGTGGGTGGATTCGCTGTTCGAGCGGCACGGCTTCCGGTATCTGGAGAACTGGGCGCTGGCGAGCAACCTGACCACGCTGCGATGGCTGCGGCATCTCGGGTTCACGATCGACACACCTGAGCCGATGGGGCGCAGCTGCCAGCTGTTCTGCCACTTCTGGAGGGCGGTCTGATGGCCTTCCCCTTCGCCCTTGCAGTTGGTGGCGCACAGGCCATCCTCGGAGCCTTTGGAGCCAGCGCCGAGAGTGCTGCCGCCAAACAGGACTACATGAATCAGGTGGCGTTCCAGAACGCCAACACTGAGTTCGCCAGGTGGCAGGCCGGCTTCAGCGCCAGGGTCGCTGATGCCAACTCCCAGTACAACTACTGGCAGGAGACGGTCAACTACAACCAGAACCTGGCGTACAGCCGCAGCCTGCGGAACTACGAAACGCTGAAGGCGATCGCGCAGGCGGATCTGGTTGGCGAGACGCGGGCCGCAGCTGGTGCCGCCTATGTGAGCAGCAGCGAAGCGATGAGCCAGCAGGCCAGCGAAGCCTCAATGCGTGAGGCCGTGGCCATGCAGCAGTATCAGGTTGCCGCCCTGAAAGCACGCGGGCGGGCGATGGCAAGCGATCAGGCCGGTGCGTCAGTTGACCGGATGATCAACGACTACGTGCGCCAGGTGGGCGACTACCAGACGATCCAACAGATCAACGAAGGGTTCCGCACCAGGCAGTACACCCGCGAGCAGGCGGGGCAGGTGGCTGAGTACCTGAGTCGGTACAACTCGCAGACCTTCTACGAGATGCAGCCGTACATGGAGCCGGTGGCACCGTTCGCGCCATTGCCAGCGCTGCTCGAGGCGCCGGCGCCAACGATGACAGGTTCCGGTCCTAGCGGTGCCGCGGCGGCACTGCGCATCGGCGGCGCGGTGCTGAGCGGCGTGCAGACAGGGATCAGCACCTATTCCACGCTGAAGTCGTACACCGGCGGCGGCGACAAGGGCAAAGGCGGCGGCAAGGGTAAAGGCAAATGACACGCAGCGATCTCGGCCAGAACCAGATCATCCCGGCAGCACGCCCGGTTGATGCGTTCATTCGTCCTGCCCAGCAGAACGTGGCCGCGCCAGCGCAGCTGCAGATGATGCCCAACCCTGGCGGCATCCGCACAATCGGCCAGGGCAGCGGCGGCAATGTCGGTGGCGTCAACCAGTGGCAAGAGCTGGCACAGGCCCTGGCGCCATTCAGTCGTGATCTGGTGCAGCTGGGGGGTGCTGGGCTTGAGCTCTACGCCAGCTCTGAGTACGAGAAGGGCCGCAGCGAGGCCATGCGTGCAGCAGTGCTGGCCAACCAGCAGATGCAGCAATCACAGGCCCAGTACGCCGCCGAGAACCGCAAGCTCGACAAGGCCGATCCGATCGCGGCAATGATGATGGATCGGGTCAACCCGTTCCGAGAAGGCGGTCGTCAAAACTCACTGGCGCGCGTCGCAGGGCAGAGGATCCTGCCGGCCGTGATGGACCGCTATCGCAACACCCCCAACGTGGCCGAGCTGGACATCGGCTCGCCGGAGTTGAAGCGGATCGAGGCGCAAGCGGTTCAGGATGTCGTGCAGCGTTTTGGGCTGAACGAAGGGTCGCCCGGCTTCATTGAGCACGTCCTGCCGCAGATCGGCCAGGCCGGCATGAAGCTCTACGAGCGGCATGTTGATGATCGGGTCAAGCACCTCAAGGAAACCTCTTGGCGGCAGGCGTCAGTAGAGGTGGGCGCGATTTACGAGCGGGCGCGCACTTCAGGCGAAATCGAATGGACTGAGTTCGATCCCGTCAGCGGCCGGCAGATCAAGAGGGTCGCGCAGCTTGGCAAGGACCGTGCGGCATGGGAGCGCGGCATCCAGATCCTGGCGGCCCAAACGGGTGACCGCCTGGCAAACGAAACCGGCATCACTGGCGAGCCGAGCGCCCTGAAGCGGCAGATGTTTGTCCGGTTGGCAGAGATGGCAGAGCTCAGCGGCAACCCTGAGCTCAAGCGGATCCTGCTGTCCACTGAGGTTGGGCCGCCGGACAAGAACGGACGCAGGGCGCTGGCTGGTGAGTTCTATGGCATTGAAATGTTTGAGGAGGGCAACAAGATTGCCCAGGCGACATGGCAGCAGCAGCAGCGCGCGGCCGATCAAGGAGTCCAGACCTTCGAGTCTGAGCTGGCTGTTGTCACCCAGGGGATGCCAGACGGCCCGGAGCGCGGCCAGGCAATCAACAATTTGGTGAGGAAATACCAGCGGGCGAACGTGCCGCTGAACCGCCTGATGGAGTCCACCAAGAACATGAGCAGCACGCTCGATGCGGTGGCAGGGCGCAGTTACGACCGATCCGGCATGGATGCGCTGCTGATGGACATGCAGGGGCGCGTGGGCCCCTTGTGGGATCCAGAAACAGCCACCCGAGAGCTTGAAGCAAACATCACCAACGTGGCCCCTCAAGACCGGGATCAGGTGCGCCAGCGGTTCGCCGACATCTACCGCTCCAAGGAGAAGGAGAAAGACGATGTGCCCGGCCATCTCGTAACCCCGCTGATCACTGCGGCGATCAAGAGCCGCCTGCGGTGGGCCTATCCCACGGACGTGACGGAAGCATCGCTTCGGGGTTCAGACATCACCAGCCTGCTGGCCTGGGGCGACGCCGACATTGCCCGCTCAGCGCAGCTGCAGCTGTCGGCGTACCAGGCGCACGTCTACGCCCGGATTGCAGAGGCCACCAAGAAGAAGGGCGCGAGCCTGACTGTCCCTGAGATCACAAGCGTGGCCAGCCGCGCCCTCGAGGAGTACGGCAAGAACGACAAGGAAAACTTCGATCGCCTGTTCCCTGGCTCCGACCAAACCAACCAGCCTTCCGTGAGTGGCAAGGCACGGCCGCCACGGACCGGCGGCAGCGGCGCCGGCACACCCGCCAAACCGGCGCCAACGGTTTACCCATCAGGCCAGCTCGACAACCTGCCAAGACGCAAGGAGCTACTGCAGAGCGGTCAGCCAGTGCTGGCGCTGCCGAGCGTGCAGGAGGAGGTTGCCAGGGTCTACAACGGTCAGGCGCCCAGCGCGGCAGTGATTCGCGCCGCGCGCGACGCGGGCTACGGCAACAACGTGGGCCAGTGGTTGCTGCGTGAAGCCGAGAACTTCCCGACCTACAAGATCGCGCCTGATGTGCGGAAACGCCTGCTGCGCAGCAGTCGTGATGCCCAGGGCGTGATCGGCGCTGAGCGAGCTGCTGCGGCACCGCCCAGCCCAATCGCCTCGACCATGGGCTGGTTCTTCAATGCGCTGACGGGCACCACGGCAGCAACGGCGGCGCCCATGGTTGCCATGAGAGAAGGGGGCGGCCGGAATGGCGGAGGCCCTTTTATGGATAGGGCTGTGACCGCCGTCCGCCCGTTTGCGCCTGTGCTGGCGCTGTTGCGCAGTGGCGAAGGCGGATGGGATTCGGCCAACCGTGGCATGGCTGGTGACACGCCGGGCGGCATCCCAGGGCTGAGCCGCATGACCCTGGCGCAGTGGAAGGCCTATCAACGACGCGGGTACAACGCTCTCGGTGCATACCAGTTCATCCCACGAACGCTGGAGCTCGCTGCTCGGGAGGCCGGCGTTTCCGACGACACGGTGATGAGTCCGGCTGTTCAGGACCGGCTGGCCGTGCAGCTGATGATCGGGAGCAAGCGGCCGGCGTTGGCGGCATACCTGCGCGGCAAGAACAACAACATCAACGCGGCGCTGGACGACATCGCACTGGAGTGGGCGTCCGTGGCCACGCGCGGCGGCGGCACGGCCTACCCGAACCAGGGCGGCAACCGCGCCTCGATTGGGCGTGAAAGCGCTCGCGCCGTGCTGCAGCGCGCCAGGGCGGCATTTCTTCGCACAGGAACCTGACCCATGCCACAAGAACACAAGATCGTGAATGGCCGGCTGGTGTTGACCGGCGCGCAGCAGAGCAGCGATCTGGTGCCGGCGGTGCGGCAGCAACCTGCCAAGCCGCCAGCCGCCAAGCCAAGGAGCAAGCCGAAGCCGAAGCCCAAGGGTTTCTTCGAGAAGCTCTCGAATGACATCCGCTACGAGCTGTTCAACCGGCCGCGCCCCGCCAACCCATTGCAGCGGTACGTCGGCGGACTGTCCCGCGCAGTGGCTTCAAGCCCGCTGCAGGGGGTCGGGTTGGGCGTTGCCGGCGTTGGCGACAACGCCATGCGAGTGGGCTACTCCTATGCCCAAAGAGCCAGCGGCCGACCGAAAGCTGACGCTTCTTCTGGGCGTTTCGGGGGGCACCTTGATCAGACGGTGGATCGCGTCTACACCGCGCTGGGCGCCAAGCCCCCGTCGCAGATGACGCAAGACGAGCGCAGCGGCGATCAGTTCCGCCGATCGGTTTCTCTCAACGTGATGCTGGCGCCGGTGACACCTGGATTTGGCGTGGCCCGTGCGACCACTGCCCTTGGCGCAGCCGTCCGCGGTGGCGCCGCATTTGCTGTCAACGAAGCGCTGAGCACATACCTCGACGACAACACCGGCGGCAACATCGTCAATCTGATCAACGAGACAACGGGGTTGAAGCTGCCCGGCGCCGTGGATGTCGGCAAGGCCGACATGCTCGATGCCGCAAATCAATCACTGGTGCCCAATGCCGCGTTCGGCGTTGCGCTGGGCGCCGCGGTTGGCGGCACGGTTTCACTGGGCGCCGCAGCCTTCCGCAACATCCGCCGCAACACCCGCGCCACCCGCGCCGTGCAGCAGGAGACGAGGCAACGCGCCAAGCAGGAAGCAATGGGCCTGCTCGAGAAGGATGAAGCGGATGGGCTGGATTTCACGCCGCAGGCGATGGAGCCACCGGCGCCGGCCCCACGCGAGCCATCGTTCCAGGAAGCCAATGCCGCGATGGAGCAGCGGCTTGGCATGCCCAGCAATGCGGCGCGACCCGAGCCGGCCGCTGCGCCAACGAACGTGGCGTCGCCAGAGCCCAAACCGATTCCGAGCGCAGAGCTCCAGGATCCAACCAATCCCGGCGCCGACATGGGCGCCATCTACGAACCACGTCAAGAGCGCCCATGGGATTACGACCCTGAGCTGCCGGAGAGCACCGCGCTGGGCAAAGGCATCGAGGAGCTGAGCGACAGCGAACTGCAGATCGTGCTGAACAGCCCGGGCTCGCCAGTGGTGGAGCGGGTCAACCAGACGCTCGAGGCCAGGGCGCAGGTGCAGGCGCCGCCCCCGATGGATGCCGGCATGGTGATGGCCCCCGCTGATCGCTTGGCGGATGACTACCTGCCATCGGTCATGCGCAAGCTGGGTGGCCGCGAGGATTACGAGCTTCGGCCACTGTTCGATGCAGAGGCCAATCCGCAGCTGTGGCAGAAAGCCCAGGCGCTGACCGGAGTGGACGACCCGGGCCAGCTGAGCAAGGCCGACATGCTCGACACGTTTGGCGCCATGGCAGCCGAAGGGCGAGTTCCAATCGTGAATCGGATGATGGGCGCGCAGATGCTGCCCACGGGCGAGGTGCAAGCCGCCCCGCTGGTGTTCCAGTACAAGGGCGGCGTCAACGAGGCGGGCGAACAGATCGGCAACTCGTTGTCGGGAGTGGAGCGCTGGGATCCCAGCGCCGAGGGCATCATCCAGGTGTGGCGTGATGCTGGCGGCGAGATTGGCGACCCGGGCCGGGTCTACGTCGTCAACGGTCACAACAGGTTGGCGGCGGCCAAGCGCATGGGGATTCCGTCGATGCGGGTGGAATACCTCGACGGACCCACGGCAGCCGATGCCCGGCTGCAAGGCGCCATCTCCAATGTGAGCGACGGCAAGGGCACGGTGTTTGATGCGGCCAAGCTGGCCCGCGAGTACGACATCAAGGATCCGGCGCAGCTGAAGGCACTGGGAAAGCCAGGCGCCAGCGGCTTCTGGAAAGACGGCATTGCCGTTGGCCGGTTGCCCGAGGACGTGTTCACCGCAGCGGTGAATGAGCAGATCCCGCTGCGCCGTGCAGTGATCATCGGCGAATCAGGGGTGGACGAGGAAACGATGCGGTCGGCCTACCGCTACTTGGTGCAGCAGGGCCCGGACAACGTGAAAGAGGGCACGCTGCGGGAAATGCTGGCGATGTCCAAGAGCTCGCCGGCATCGTCTTCCGCTGATCAGCCCGACCTCCTGTCGGGAACTGAATGGGCGCAGAACTTCAACGCCGGCATGTTGGCCAAGGCCGAGGTGGCTGGAGCCGTCCGGCTGCTGCTCAGCAAGGAGAAAAAGCTGTTTGGCACCGTTGGCCGCCAAGCCGGTCAGATCGAGCGGGTGGGCCAAGTGGATGCCACCGCCGCCAAGGACATCAGCGGAGAGGCCAGTCGCGCGCTGGCGATCTTTGATGATCTCAAGTACCAGACCGGCCCGGTGGGCGATCTGCTCAACGAGGGCACGCAGAGGGTGCTGGCGGGCGAGCAGGCGGCCCAGGTGGCCAAGGGCATCAAGAACCGACTGGCGGCTTCCATCCAGGAAGCGATGGGCAAGGAGGTGGCACCCGCCACCGACGTAGTGCAAGAGGACATTTTCGCTGCAGCCGGGCGTCAGGCTGATGAGACGTCGCAGCCGGTAGAGCTCACGGCCGAGCAACGCGACGCAGCTGAAGCCCGGCTGCTGCAGGAAGCAATCGCTGGCGGCGAGGTGCGACCGCCCAATGCTCCGATCCCTGAGCTGCCGGCCCCGGCTCAGGTGCGACTGGATGAGCTTGATCCGAACGAACCGATCACCCCCGGCAGCAGGGCGGCCCAGGCCTTGGCGGATGAGACGCGACTGGCGCTCGAGCACGCCCGGGCTGATGCGGCACTGCAGGAACTGCAGGAAAAGGCGGTGAAGGACGCCAACGACTACGAGCTGCTGACCTTCGAGGAGAAGAAAGAGCTGGGGCTGACGGCTGATCTGGGCAAGGCGATCACGCCGGAAGTGCTGCCAGCTCCTGGCGTTCGGCTTGACTCCAATGCAAATCCAGCTCAAACGGCGCGACGGCTTGGCGGGCACAACCGAGGCCGAGGGCGCTGGGGCATTACCGAGCAGCAATGGTTAGACACCTTCAAGCGCTTGGGTGGCGTCCCTGATTGGTTTGATCTGGCTGGTGGAAGCGCCAACTGGGACAAGCTCATGCAGGGATACGAGCTGCCCCAGATTGAAGCCAAGATAAAGGCCCTAGTCCGGGATGACAGTGCCATCCAGACCGCTGCAGCGGCGCCACGGAGCGCAACGCCGCTTGCTGATGCAATCATCCCCAGCACGGCAGCTCAATCCCTATGGGAAGACCAGGCCGGCTTGCGTGCCATGCGCGAAGCCGCAAGGAACGAAGACGACGCTGACTTGATTATTGCGCTTGGCGAAGCAGGTGCAAAAGAGTTCAAGCGATTGGATCGTGCACGGAACAGCAGTAATCGAAAGCGAGCGGATGCAGCTTCAGCTGAGTTTGACGCACGATTCGGCAACCTGACGCCAGAGCAGGAGCGGCTTGTGTATGGAGAAAGCGGTGATTCGCGCCCAACGGTTGACGAGCTTGACGAAATGATCAAGGCTCATTCTGACGTAGAGACGCTGGATCCTGGATACCTAGCCGTAATTGCAGCGCGAAGGCTGAATCCTGAAGCGCTTGTTCGTATTCAGCGAGGAAATCCATCAAGCGCAGACCTGGCGGCCTTAATTCGGATGCAAGGTGCTTCGCGTCGATTCGCCGAAACAGGAATAAATGCCAGTCAAATCCCCGCCGAAATGGCGCGAAGTCTCGTAGCCACTGGACATGCAACCGAATCGCAGGCGATGGAGTTAGTCCAAAACTTTGCCGAGGCGATGCGAGCAGTGCAGCAAACCGCCGCAGCGGCGCCACGGAGCGCAACGCCGCTTGCTGATGCAATCGAAGGCCAGATGCGGGAGATGGCCCAGTCCGACGCCCGCCTGTATCGGCGGACAGGACAGGCGATGGCCAACATCCGCCAGGGACTGGATGAGCTGGCCCCGGCGCCCGTCCGCCCTGCGCCCGTCCGCTTGGCGTTGTCCGCGTCGCAGCCAGAGCTACTCCTGCCGCAGGATCTGCGCCAGGCATCGCCTCGCTACGGACGCAACACCATCACCTTCCAGTCCGACCTGGATCGCACGGCTTACGTGCTGGCCAACGACGCGATCAAGCCCAGCAAATCGGCCGCCAAGTTCCGCCAGGTGGTCAAGGAGGCAGGGCTCAATCTTGACGAGGTGGTAGCCCATGGGCAGACGGTGCGGGCGGCGCTGAAACAAGCAGCCAAGGGCAACCCCGGGCAGATTGAACTGCCGGCGCAACCGTTCCTGGCCCGCGAGGGCGGCGACCCCCCGCCCACCAAGGTCAGTCAACAGCGCCTTCAACGCCAGATTGACGACCTCGACGAACAGATCATCGACAACCGCCGCAAGGCCGAACAGGAGGGCTGCTGACCATGACCGCCAACAACTGCGACGACGCTTTCCAACGCGACCAGGAACTGCAGCAGCGCAAGCGCGAACTGCAGCAGGAGCTGGAAGGCATCGACCGGCAGCTCAACGCTGCATGGACCCGCGTCTCGGCACCTCCTGGCGACAGCGTGATCATCCCCGGCCGGGATGGCACACCCCGCGAAATGGACACGGCGGATGTCCAGCGCGGCTATCAGCAGCTGGCCGCCACCATGTCATCGAAACAGGTGGATGACTTTGTTGGGCGCGGCCTGGATCAACGCACCAGACCGCTCGGCAGCGAAGGTCGCTTTCAGAACTACGACCGCCTGATCCGCGAGGTTGACCTCTCCACCCGCGAGGACTACGCGCGCTTTGCGGAAGCGCTTGGCATCACCCACGAACGGATCGCGCCAGACGATTTCGCCTTCGTCACCCGCCGCTATGGCAAGGAGAAGCTGATCGAGCTGGTGAGCGACTACTACCGGGATCTGGGCGCCAGTGATGCTGACCTGCTGGCTCGAGCAGCGGTCAAGACCGCCCCGGCAATCAACGCCGTGGAGAACAAGCTGTGGCTGCGATTCTGGGCCGATCGCACCAAACGGGTCTACCTCGACTCCCTTGAGCAGATTCGGGATTACGCGAAAGCCATCCCCGGTGCCAAGCCACCGCCGGAGCTGATGCAAGATGCCTTCCGCCAGTACAAGCTGGCATTGGTGATGGAGCGCCACAACAACCTCGTCACCAGAAGGCACGCACAAGCACTGCGCAGCCAGCAGGAGAACATTCTCGATCTTGAACAGTTCCGCCTGGACCTTGGCGATGAGTTCGAGCAAGGCGTGACAGACGCCATTGGCATGACCGGCAAGGATCTCGGCGCCGACGAACACTTCGCTCGCGTCGTTGAAGCGATCGACAATGGCGACTCGAAACAGCTGGACTTCCTGATCGACACCACCAAGATTGATGGGTTGGATCCGAAGTCTCGACTGGACAAGGATTGGTTCAACACCCACATGCGGATGGCCACGGCGCTGGTGAAGGACAGCCAGCTTGGCAACCTCAACACGCAGTACCTGAACCTCGGCAGCAACGGCGTGATGGCCATTTTCGGGCCGGTGCAGCAGACCTTCTACAACGGCGCCCGCCTAACGCCGATCGGCACGCAACTCACCCGCGCCCCACTGATGGAAGCGCTGAAGGTCACCAGCGAGGCCCACAACTACGCCTGGACCACTCTGCGCTCCACCTGGAGCCGTGACCTGCAGCGGGTGTTCCAGAACGGCGTGAGCCACTACAGCGGCAACCTCGACACCTACGGCAAGCGGCTGCTCACCAATGAACAGGAGATCACGGACATGCAGGGCATCCTCGACATGCCCTACCGGCCTGGCTCCAACTGGGCTATGCGGCTGGGCAACCCGCACAACATGGGGATCTTCACCAACAAACTGCAGGCCGCGGCGCGAATCCTGTTCCTCACCAAGCCAGGCGGCACGTTCAACACGGGCATGAACCGGCTGGAGGCATCGGTGGCTGCCCTTGGTCTTTCCAGAGGCGAGGGGATCCAACGCATCAGCGCGAAGGACATTGACCTCTACACCCCATGGAAACCCGCCCTGCGGGCCATGGCTGGCGTGGATGAGGTGTTTGGCAAGTACCACTACCTCTTCAAGCTGAAAGCCGACCTCGAGGTCAAGGCGCGCATGGAGGGCAATCAGCTCGGGCTGTTTGACGACCGGACCAGGGCGGAATGGGTGCAACGCCAGCTCGATGAAGCGATCTACCAGGCGACGCCAAGCGAAAGCGACATCAAGGCCTTCCGCAAGCAGAACGGCCTCAAGGGCAGCGATTTCACTGACGACGAGATCGGGGCGATGCTTGCCGAGCGCAACATGGCCGGCGCCCCGACCATGGCCACACCGGAATCGGTGGAAGCGCTGCGGTACTCCTCCGAGATGCGTTTCCAGGACGCACCAACCGGCAACCCCGGGGAGGCGCTGGATCGGGGAATGATGGGCCTTCGCCAGAACTGGATGGTGGATCGCTACGTGATGCCGTACTGGCGCTCACCGTTCATGGGCCTGCTGTTTGATCACCGCCTGGCCACGTTCGGCGTGATCGACACGATCAAGATGGTCAACGCCGGCAAGGACGCATCGCCGGAACTGGTCGCTCGAGTCAAGGCCGGGTGGGTGATGAGCGGGGCCCTGCTGGCAGCGTTCGGCGTGCTTGATGCGGCCGGGCAGGTTGGCGGCGGGACCGATCCTGACCCTGACCGACGCAACACGCTGTTCGGCATGAAGCTCGGCGGCTTCCCGGTCCTCAATGTCCTGTTCCTCTGGAAGGACGTGAAGGACGCGGCGACATCGGCCCTGACCAACGACTACGACGGCAACGAGCTGGCGATGACAACCATGAAGGTGCTGACCAGCCACATCACGCGCCAGGCCGGCGTGCAGCAGCTGCAGATGCTGCTTGATGCCATGTTGTCTGGCACGGAGAAAGCCGGAGAGAAGCTGAGCCAGTTCGTCGGCTTCATGGGTGCTGGTCAAATCCCATTCATCGGTGCAGAACGGAATCTCGAGCGTGCTCTTGGCATGGACCGCCAGAGCTTCTACCGCGACGAACCGAGCACTGCCAACCAGGAATACCTGCTGGGACTGGACGACGCGACAGCGAAGGCAGAGCAGTTCCTGCGCAACTTCCTGATGGACACCATTCCATTGGCAGCGGGCGCCCTGGGTGCCAAGCGCAAAGAGGCCGATCACCTCGGCACACCGCGAGGGCACGTCCTTGGCATCAACCTGTCCCGCGCGTTCCCCATGTTCTTCCCGGCCGTCTGGCCTAAGGGGAAGGTCAACGATGTGGTCTACAGCGAGCTCGACACGCAGGACATGCTTGATCCGCCAAAGCCGCTGCTTGAGCGGAAGCTGGATGGCATCGCAATGTCAGATGACCTCCAGCAGGAGTACAACAACATCCACGGCAAGATCAAGGCGCCCGCCGATCTGCCGCCATCAGCTCGCATGGGCCTTGCAGGGAAAAGCGTTGACGCGCGGTTCTCGATGCCCATTGAGACGGTCACCAGCGACGGGATCAGGATTCGCAAAGATGGCGGCGCCAGCCTGCCTCTCACGCAAATCCTTGATCGTGTCACCAATGGCCGCACCAAGAAGGAGGCCCTCTATGCCCTGTTCACCAGCCCTTGGTATCAACGGCTGGAAGACGACGACAAGCTGTCATCCGCCCCTCCTGGCGGCCTGCCGCCGGCACTGCGCCGGAAGAAGATTGCCCAGAAGCTGATCCGCGGTGTCACCGACTACTACGACCTGCTGACGCAGGATGAACTGGAACGTCGCGCTGCAGCCGGCACCAGCCAGCCCGCCAAGGAATGGAGCGAGGCCAAGACCAAAATGACGATCATTCAGAACCAGCAGGCGGTGGAAGAACTGAGGGAAACCGGCAAGTTCTTGAAGGGGCTGGGCGTTTCGGCACAATAGGTCTACAGCCCTGCAGACCTAGCCGTGCCCTTCTCCTACGTGCAGTACCCGGGCAACGGGTCAACGGTCACGTTCACAGTGCCGTTCCCGTACCTGCTGCGGGCACACGTCAAGCTGTACTACGGGTTGAGCTTGCAGAGCGGCGGGTACACGCAGCTGCTGGCCGATGGCGTCAACTACACCTGGACGAGTGCTACACAGGTGCAGCTCAGCGCCGCGCCGGTTGTTGGCCAAACGCTGAGCATCCGCCGCGAAACACCAACCACCAGCCGCTTGGTGGATTGGAACGATGGCAGCGCCTTGACCGCTGATGCGCTGGATACCGCTGACCTGCAGAACTTCTACGCTATCCAGGAACACAAGGACTACATCGAGGTATTGGGGATCAACCCCAACACAAACGTCGCAGACGGGTCAATCACAGCCAACAAGCTGTCAAGCGATGCCGTCACCACAATCAAGATCCAGGACGGTGCGGTTACCAGCGGCAAGATCCAGGACGGTGCGGTTACCAGCAGCAAGATCCAGGACGGTGCGGTTACCAGCAGCAAGATCCAGGACGGTGCAATCGTCAACTCTGATGTGAACGCCGCGGCTGGCATTGCGGCTAGCAAGCTGTCATTTACCCAAAGTGGGGCTGGTGCAGCTACCAGGACTGTTGATTCCAAGCTTAAGGATGTGGTGTCCGTAAAGGACTTTGGGGCCGTTGGGGATGGAGTCGCTGACGATACGGCTGCTATTCAGGCAGCGCTGACTGCGGCCACGCGAGTCTATTTCCCAGCGGGAACGTACAAGATCACTAACTTCCTGACACTCAAGAACAACTCTGACGTGTGGGCAGATGGGGATGCCGTTATCACGATGGCCGTGGCCAACACGACCTTCTTTTACGCCACCACAAAGACGGGAATCAAGATCCGTGGTATCAAGATCC